TCGTATCAAGAATATAGTAATGACGGAACGTATGTGTCTCATGTTGTTTCAAAGATGTTTGAGATTGTTTCGTCTGATAAGTCTTCTCTCATAGAAGGTGATGTGATTGAAACGATTGATAAAGGTTTAAAGATCAAAGTAAATAAACTTGGTGCGTCTGGTAATAATTATGATATCGAAATAGGTTCGAATGCTTCTATGAATATAATGGTTCGTTCTGGTGATGTAAATCTAAATGTAATTGGTAATGTAAACGTTAAGTCGTCTGGTGATACGAATGTTGAATGTGCGAACTTTCGTGTGAATGCTTCTGGTGCGATTAAGATGACTTCTGGTACTGGTAATATTGATCTAAACTAGGGTACCCGTCAAAACTGAGCGACCTTTCCTAATCTATAAATGCAATAGACACTTTTCCCCTATATACTGTATATGATTGAAACTATATTTAATGATACCATCTATACCATAGATAGTGATTGTATGATATCAAAAAGTAAGTGTGAGGAATATAGTAAAGTATATAATAATGTTTCACGATCTAATGCTGGTGGATATCATTCTACGAACATGATTGGTCAATTACAACTACTCGAAAATTTTTTACTCATACATGCAAAGACTTATGCACAGCAGTTAGGATTACGAAACAATCTAACCATATCGGAATTGTGGTTAAACATTAATTCTTACAAAGATTATAACAAGTCTCATGCTCATCCTCATTCTTGTTTGTCTGGTGTGTATTATGTCACTACGCCGAAGAACTGTGGTCGTATTTGTTTTGTTCGTGAAAGTAGTAAATTGATTGATAGTTATTTGTTGAATTACAAAGAGAAAGAAACAGTCTATAACTGGAATGAATTTTGTATACCTGTTCGATCAGGATTATTGTTATTGTTTCCTAGTTATATGGAACACTATGTAGAACCCAATGAAAATGAAACAGAACCTCGTATCAGTTTTTCTTTTAATCTTTCCTAAGATGCACCGTTAATCCCTCATGGGATTTGTTTAATTCTATTTGACATGCTAGTCTGGATATACCTTCTTGGTAATCTTCTTCGTATTCTAATAAATCAATCTCTGGTGTATCTGTGTTTGCCGGTTCGATTTTTGATGCCCACGGTTCTTGTACATACACATGACAAGTACCACATGCACATGACCCACCACAGTCAGCACTAATCTCATCTATGGTACCATTGGAATAAAACTTTGCAGCTTCCATGAGTGATCTACCTGTATCTACTTGCACTGGTATAATCTCTTTCCCTCTTACAAAGTTTACCGTAATCATTTGGCCCCCCCGTCAAAACTGAGCGGCTTTGATTTAGTATCTTTTGGGAATAACTCTAACTGTTTTTGTTTTACGATTACAACTGGTTCTTTTGCACTAGCGCATTTTCCACAGCAATCAGGTGTTCCACACTTGTCGTGAATGATTGTTTCGGTGCCACCAGTGGCAGATATGTATGTGGGTTTCTCTGTCATGATACACTATATAGTATTACAAAAAATTATTTATTTTATTCACCAATATGAAAGGTTAAGTCGTCTATATACATATGCCCTATGCCCATCAAGTCCTAAGTGCCAAGCATATCGAATTTCCTCAGTATCACAAAGTCTATCACATCAAACAACTCGGCAACTACATAGATTACGATACACGAAACATGGACGCCGATGCAAGGTTTCGTTTGGAATCTTTATGCACAGACTTACACACAAACGGTATGATGCATCCAATCATTGTTTCGTATAATGCATACAATGTTTCTGTTGGTCATCAACGAGTATGGTATGCAAAACAAAATGGTTATACACATATAGATTGTTATCACATAGTCGATCAAGTATCTTGGGAAAAAGTATTTGCATATACACAAAATGAAAACTACTGGCAAAACACTTCAAGCAAAACACATTAACTTTCCACAACACTACAAGGAACTACCATTAAAGGATCTAACCTATAAGTGGGATAACGTGCCAGTGAACGAGTGGATAGATTATGCGAATGAAAAAGGTATACCCTATAAAGAACTTTTCTCGGATATGGATCACCAAGGTTTACTCAACCCTGTTATAGTTCGTGATCTTAAATCGAATGGTGTCTATCGGAAATTTCATTGTGGTGGTCGTAGAATTATATGGGCGAAAATAAATGGCTATGATTTTATAAGTGCCTATATAGTAAAAGATTGGATAAGTGAGGAAGGTCGAAACGAAATAGATCAAATAGTTAACGACCAGTGGTTTCGTATTGACTAAATAATATACAATGAATAATATTCGAGGAATACATTAAATCCCGTCCTGGGATTGATTAAAAATTTAATCACGATTTAAAGGAGAATACATGTTAAGATTAATAACCGTTATGGCAGCAAGCCTTTTATTATCAGCATCTAGTTATGCGACAGAGGTGATGCCGTATGGTACCTTTAATTATAAAATGTCACATGACCAAGATTCATCTGGCAATGCAAGTTCCAAACTAGAGAACAATAGTTCTTTGATTGGTGTGGACATTGTTGATGTAGCTTTGGAAGGCGGCAGTGGTATTTCTGGCTTCGCTAATGTAGAAGTTGGACTAGATGTAGATGACAGTGGTAGTAATACATTTGATTCAAGAACAGCTTATGTTGGACTTGAAAATGATGGTGGTGCCGCAATCTCACTAGGTAGACAATCACATCCGTTTACCAATGTTCACAAGACAAATAATTTTGAAGTCTATGGTGGTAGTGCGTTCTGGAAATATGCAGATCGTTCTAGCAATTCTATAAAGATTTCATCTGGTCCAGTATCTGCTATGGGAATAGTAGATGGTTCATCAGGTGAAAGTGGAATAGACGTTTGGGATGTTTCTGTTTCTCACTCTATGTCTAGTATAGATATGGCAGTAGGATACACAGACGATATTGTGAATGACATTTCATATTGGGCTGCAGGTGCAAGTACATCAGTAGGTGATTTATCACTATCTGGTACTTACTCAATCAAAGATGCCGCAACTGATTTATCAGCGATGGAAGCAACTGTTGGTTGGAAAGCAGCTACATTAGGATATGGTGACAAAGAAGGAACTGGTACCTATTACACAGTCGGTCTATCTCATGGTCTGTCTGATAGTCTAAGTGTTTATGCTGAATATCAGCAAGAACAACTAGACGCAAACAGCAATGATTTAGAACACTATTCAGTAGGAACAAAGTTCTCATTCTAAATAACTAAAACAAAGGAGAAAATTCATGAACAAATGGATTAAAGATATAAGCGCTTGGAAAGACTACGGACTAATTCTTTTAGCAGTGGCAATGTTCACTGGAATATTAGCACCTATGATGATTATCAAATGGGGTCTGATCGCTTGGATCGCTGCCAACCTATGGCAGAGATGGAATAGTAAATAAGGAATCTTATGAGAGACATAACCAAGAATCGTTGGAAGAAATTAATCTATGTCTTAATTGTAATTGGTGCTTTTTGGTTAGGCCATCAATATGGTGAGCAAGCAGCTCAAATCATAGAAGATGTACCTGTACCTAAAATCATAATCGAATTGCCTTCTGGCGAAATAGAAACACCTACTGCTTCGGAAGAAGTAAGGGGTTAATAATTACAGGTCGCATCTTTTATGGTGCGACCTTTTCAATCTGATTAAAGTATGCCCAATAGTTATCACCACTATCAGTTTCATAACTAATCGAACCTGAATAGTTCATTTCAGTATCATACTCTTTAACGTTAACACCTAGTTCACCTGCAGGATCTGATTTTCTTAGACCTAGTGAAATGCTTGTGATCACTCCTTCTCTACCAAGAAGTGATCTATCATTAACGGCAACCTTGTCGCCAATCTTAATTTCCATTACGCAGCCTCCATCATAGAATAAGGCACACGCCATTTAGAACCGGCACAATCAACAAGTGCTTTTGAAGGATTCTTTTTGATAAGAACTCCATGATGTTTACGACCATTAGGTCTACCAAAGATTACTTTATCACCAACATTAAAAGATACTTTTTTAGAACCTTTTACTTTGGCAATCGCAGCTTCTAAAAGAAACAAATGTTCCTTATGTGAAGGTTCTCTAATCCATTCTAGGATATCAGATAAGTTATTAAATTGTAGTTTCATAATATAGTTTCCTTTCGACTATCTTAAATATAATGGACCAGTCCATTGTATAGGGTAATTACCGTCAAGGACATTACCTCTTGGTTGATTTAATGCAGGTTTACTCCAAGACGCAGCCTTGAGAACATCACCTACTCTAAAATGTTTAAATGCTTTCTTTACTATGAAAGAATGAACAGAATGTTTAGCACAAATTTTGATAAACTTTTGTCCTTCTTTTACAGACCATGAATTAGCAAATTCTTCTTTCATCTTTTCATTGTTAGTATCTCTATTGTAATCTTCAATAGAAGCATTAATTAAGTTTTGAATACCGTCTTCGATATTTTTTGATGGTTGTACTTTAATCATAATATAGTTCTCTCTTTCAGTTAGTTAATTTGTAGTTTTAAGTGTTTGACAACTTCGTAAGTATCAGGATGGTTATTCATAACATACTTCATTAGATACTGTCTTGTTTTTGGTGTTCGACTTGTATATTCTTCTACGAAATCTTGTAGAGGATATGATAAATTACTGAACTTATTAAGTAGTTGTTTTGCTTTATTTTTCATTGATAAATATATCATATACGGATTCTCCTTGATAGTCAAGGATTATTCCAAAAAAAATGGTATATTAAACCCTTGATAAATAAGGGTTTTTTAAGGTGCGACATTCCGCTCACCCTATGTTCGTGGTTTGTTCGCATATGAAATGGAGATTTTATGGGATTTTTAAGTAAGTTATGGTCTGGTTGGGGTAAGAGTGAGAATGTGCTACCCCCTAAAGAAGAAAAGAATAAACCAGTAATTAAAAAGAAAGTAGTTAAAAAGAAAAAGAAGACTACAAAGAAAAAGGAAAAATAATGGAATGTAAAAACTGTGGACACGGATGTCATTGTTCAAGTGGCGGATCTTGTCAAGTATCATATTGCAACTGTTCAAACTGTGAGCATCAATAATGGCTAGAGGTATTAATGTAATCGCATATGAACAAGGACCTAAGAAACGCACATCTATCGGGGATAGTGCGAGAACTAGACCTAAAAATAAGAATGCTAAACGACAATTCAAAAGAAGTGTAGGACAAGGTAAAAGAAGATAATGCCTGGTATTGCACGAAATGGTGTAGATATTGCTGGTGGTGTTGCAATACAAGGTAGTAGTAATGTTAACATCAATGGGTCTGGTGCTGTTCGCATAGGAGACAAGGTTGCATCACATGGGTTGTCGCCTCATAGTCCTACTCCACCTATGGTAGGAGGGTCATCTAAAGTATTTGTAAATGGTATAGGGGTGTCTCGATCAGGTGATGCCGCTAATTGTGGTCATACAATATCAGGTTCTTCTAACGTAAACGCAGGTTAGCATGATAAATAGTTATCATGGCAATACTTCAATCAGGATATACAGACGCATCTAGAACAAATGCAAGTGCTAGATCAGTTAGACTTTATAAAGATATTGCATTATCATTTGAAAGAAATGCAGCAACTAAAGATGTTATTGTCAAAAAAGATGTAGATGCTGTAAAACAATCTGTTAGAAATCTTATATTAACAAATCATTATGAGAGACCCTTTCATCCTGAAATAGGTTCAGGCGTATCAGCATTACTATTTGAACCTTTAGATCCTATTACTGCACAATCTTTAAAAAGACTTATAGGTGAAGTTATACAAAACTTCGAACCTAGAGCACAAGTAGTATCTGTGGAGGCTTTTCCAAATTTAGATGCTAATTCATATGAGGTCACTATAAACTTTAGAATAGTTAATATACCTGGTGAGTTAGTCACACTTACAACAATGTTAGAAAGAAGTAGATAAAATGGCAAGAAGAATAAACGTCACAGATTTAGATTTTGATGATATTAAAACTAATCTTAAAACTTTTCTGAAACAACAAGATCAGTTTACAGATTATGATTTTGAAGGTTCAGGTATGTCTACCTTACTAGATGTTCTAGCATACAATACACATTACAATGCTGTGTATGCAAACGTTCTTGCTAACGAAATGTTTTTAGATAGTGCTGATTTAAGAAACAGTATTGTATCACATGCAAAACATGTAGGGTATACACCAAGAAGTGCAACATCACCTGTTGCCTTTTTAAATGTCACAGTAAACAATGCAACTGGTTCTACATTAACTGCAGCCAGAGGCACAACTTTTATTACAAGTGTTGACGGCACAACTTATAATTATGTTGTTAAAGATGCCACAACAATTACACCTGTTGCAGGTGTATATACATTTTCTAGTTTACCTATTTACGAAGGCACACTTGTAAATAATAAATTTACAGTAAATACTTCAAATGCTGATCAAAGATTTTTAATTGAAAATGATTTGGCAGATACAACAACTTTAAAAGTTACAGTTCAAAATAGTTCAAGTGATAGTACAACAAATACATATACACTTGCCACTGATCTAGCTGACATTACATCTACATCAAAAGTTTATTACTTAGAAGGTGCTGAAGATAATAAGTACGAAGTTAAGTTTGGTGATGGTATACTTGGTTCTGCTTTATCAACTGGTAATATTGTGACACTATCATATGTTATTACAAATGGTAGTGATAGTAATGGAGCAAGTTCATTTAGTCTATCAGGATCGTTAGGTGGCTTTTCAGATGTGACTATTACTACTGCAACTAATTCTGCTAGTGGTGCTTTACCAGAGACACCAAATAGTATTCGTTTCAATGCACCTAAACAATATGCTGCTCAAAATAGAGCGGTGACACCAAATGATTATGCAAGTAAAGTAAAAGCAATTTATGCAAATGCAAAATCTGTTTCTGTTTGGGGAGGAGAAGATAACGCTACACCTTTTTATGGTAGGGTTTATATTTCAATTAAACCTGTTGCAGGTGCAACGTTAACTGAAGCACAAAAAACAGATATTATAAATCAACTAAAAGAATTTAACGTAGCAAGTATTACTCCAATCATAGAAGATCCTGAAACAACATCTATACAATTAAGTGTGAGTGTTAAGTATGATGCTAAGTCAACTACAAAAACAGCTGATAGTATTAAGGCATTAGTCACATCAGCAATAACAAATTTCAATACAAATAATCTACAAGAGTTTGATAGTATATTCAGACATTCTAAATTTATTGAAACAATAAACAAAGTAGACCCTGCAATACTATCAAATATTACAACTGTTAAATTACACAAATCGTTTACAGCAACCACAACAGGTTCTACAACTTATACGATAGGTTTCAATAATGAATTATATAATCCACATTCAGGACATAATGCAACTGGTGGAGGTGTATTAGTATCATCTGGTTTTAAAATTAATGGTGATGCTACTAATGAATATTTTTTAGATGAAGATGGTGCAGGTAATATAAGATTATACTATCTTGTGGGTACTACTAGAACATATGCAAACAGCACCCAAGGCACAATTAATTATTCAACTGGTGTAGTTACAATAAACAGTTTACATGTCACAAGTGTTTCAAACGTAGATGGTGCTACATCATCAGCTATTAGATTAACAGTAATACCAAATTCTGTTGATGTTGTACCTGTAAGAAATCAGGTATTAGAAATAGACGAAACTAACACAACTGTATCCGTATCTGCTGATACTTACGACACAACATCAGGTATTGGTTATACATCAGCAACAAGTTATGCTTCATAATCTATGGCCAAGTTTACAAAGAAAATAAGTTCCCTAGTAAGTAGGCAATTTCCACAACACATACAAGCCAATAGTCCTTTATTGGTTGAGTTTGTAAAACAATATTATCGTTTCTTAGATTCAGCACAAATTACTCTTACTAGTGTAAGTGCTAGTGATCAAATAATTTTAGAAACATCAACGGGAACAAATGTAAACTTTCTTTCATTAAATGCCACAGATGAAAAAGGTAATAATGCCAATGACTATATTTTAGATGAAGAAGGCTCAATAGGTGAGTTTACTAAAGGTGAAATTATTACTGGACAAACATCTGGTGCAACAGCAACAATACTTGCTGAAGATACAGACAATTTAAAATTATACATATCTGCAAATTCAAAGTTTGTGACAGGAGAGACAGTCGCAGGTGGCACGTCAGGTGCTCAAGGTGTAGTATCAAAGTATAGGGCAAATCCTAATGAGACACTATCACAAATCCTTGAGTATGCTGATGTGAATGATACGTTAGATGATTTTTTCATACAGTTTAGAAATAGTTTTTTACAAACTATACCAAATGATTTAACAAGTGGTTTAGATAAAAGACAACTTACTAAAAATATATTATCTTTATATAAAAGAAAAGGCACGAAGAAAGGTCATGAAATATTTTTCCGTGCATTGTTTAATGAAACACCAGATTTATATTATCCAACTGTTGATATGCTTCGTATATCTGATGGAAACTTTTCAACAGAAAAGATTTTAAAAGTATCTTTAGTATCACCAACAACTGCTGATATGTCTAAACTAACAGGACAGACAATTACACAAGCAAATATTCCAGGTAATACTACTGTTAATTTAGCAAGCGCTGTTGTAGAATCAGCAACAGTAGCGAAAGTCACTTTAGGCACTATTCAAAGAGACGTTGCTACATTAGTATTAAATAAAAATTCTATTACAGGTACTTTTCAAAATAGTTTGGGTCATGCAATAATAGATGAGACTGACGAAGATGATATAATAAACGAAGATGGTAGTAAAGTATTACAACAAACATTTGCCACTCTTAGTGGTACTGCTAATGATGATGAAGATGTTGTAATCACATGTAATATTGAAAGCATCGCTGATGATATTATTATAGATACATCAGACAGAGGAAGATATTACACAGCAGGTGAAGCTATTCCTGTTGATAATCAAAGTGGAGGAGCAGATTTATCTGTTCAGGTAGAAGATGTATCATATGGTAATATAGAAAGTATTATAATTGAAAGTGGTGGTTCAGGTTATGCTGTAGGTGATGCGTTAAGTGTCACAAATCCTACTCATGGTACAGGCCTTGCTGGTGAGGTTGCTGTTGTTAATGGTGGATTTACTTTAGAACAAGATAGTTTAGAAGATGGTGTAATTGCATTAGAAGAAAATAATCAAGAACAATTAGTAATGGAGGCTGCAACAAATTCAAGTGCAAATGATATTACAAAAATTAAAATTACGAATAAAGGTGGGGGTTATCTTTCACTACCAACTTTAGGTGTGACTTCAAGTTCAGGTTCAAGTGTAGCATTATTTGCTGTATCATCTAACATAGGTAATATTTTAGGAGCAAGAGTTTTTGAACATGGCTATCGTTATGAAGAAGGACCTTTACTAAAACCTAAATTACATATGCAGGTTGATACTGTATCAGGAACCTTTACTGCAGGCGAAACTATATCTGCAACAAATGAAGATAACATTCAATTAGAAAGTTTTGTTGAAAGTGATTTTCCTTTACTATTAGAAGATTTTAGAAATTCTGTTTTTAGATTAGAAGATGATAAAGGTGGAATAGAATTAGAAGATGATACTAGAGGTATAATAGAATTTGAAAATGATACAGACAAAGCTGTTCGTAGAGGAAATCAAATTAGTTTTATTAGGTCTGAATCAAATGAACGTTTTGTTGGAACTGAACTAATTAATTCTGATGAGGTAGATTATCTTATTGTAACACACAATGGTTCTACTGAAAGTAGATTACAAGATGAAACAACAGATTCTGTCACAGCAACCGTAGAGAGTTTTGATAGTAATACAAATATTTTATCAGTCACAGAATCAACAGGTACCTTTGATGATAAAGTTACGTTGACTGGTGGCACGTCAGGTCAAACAGCAAGAGTAAGAAATGCTGATCAAGCAAGTGTGACAAGTACAGCAGGAACAGTAATTGAAACTGATGGTGCATATACTGGAGTTAAAGGTCAAGTATCTGAAACAACTAAAAAAATACAAGATAGTTTATACTATCAAGATTATTCATATGTTGTAAAAGTAGGTGAATCAATTTCAGACTGGAGAGAGTATCTTAAATCCTCAGTTCACCCTGCAGGTTTTTATGTTGCGGGTGAGGTTAGTATCGCATCAAGACTTGATAATAAATTAAAATCAGGTAGAACAATTACAGCAGGTATTGAACAAGATGAAATTATCGAAGCATTTAGAATCTTATTTGGTGAGAAGGTAGGTAGAAGACTAGGTACAACTACTGACGGAACAACCCTTCGTGATAATCCTTTATTAGGTATAGAAAGAGACGCTTCATTTGCTTCTTCTTCTAGAGATGTCACATTAAAACAAGACATTACAATTCAAACAAGTGATGATAGAGAAACATCATTTAGAACAACTAATGTAAATCAAGGGTTTGTTTATGCAGGTGCAAGAATGGATACGATAGGTAAATTTATCTTTAGTGCGTTTAGTCATGTGCCAGATAGATTTTTATTAGATGGCACAGATGGTTCATCTACAAATGCAGACGATAGTTTATTATTAGAAGATGGTGGTGAAATAAGACGAGAACCTGCAAGTGATACAATGGATTCAGATGCAGCCACAATTACACGAATAAATAGTATTAGATTAACAGGAACAAACAATACTTCACTTGATGGTGAGGTAACTTTGTTAGGTGATTTTAATACGAAGATTGGTACTAGATATGCCATACCAGCACAAATTAAAACCACATAATGATAAGTTAGATGTATAAATAGTTTCAGGAGTAAACATGCCAGCAATAATAACAAAAGATTTTAGAATACATAACGCAAGACAATTTGAAGAAAGTTTTGGCGAAACTGCTGATAAGTATTATCTTGCAATAGGTAGACCACAAGCATTCGCAAACGATCAAGCATTTAATGATGGAACTGATGCTTCACCTCCTACACCAGTAGATGATGTAGGACAAGTAGAATACTATGCTTATGATGATTTCTTGTCAGCAAAAAAGATTGCTGATTCAGATGTCTCACTAGCAATTCCTAGACGAAACTGGGCAACAGGAACAGTTTACGATTATTACAGACACGACTACGGAGATATCAATAGTGCTGGCGCAACGATAACAGCTGATAGTGGTGCAACTTCTTTATATGATGCAACTTTCTATGTAATGAATAGTACCTTTGATGTTTATAAAGTTATTGATAACAATGCAGGTGGGGCTTCAACAGTAGAACCATCAGGTAATAAGTCAACAAGTGTATTCAGTACAGGTGATAGTTATAAATGGAAATACATGTATTCACTTTCTGCTTCAGAACAAGCAAACTTTTTATCAACTGACTTTATGCATGTATCCACAGAGAGTTCAGACTTCTCTACAACTGCTGGTGCAATCGAACATGTA